ACCACAATTTGACGGAGAATCAAGAGTAGCGGTTCTTATTTCGCAATACACAGCAGAAGTCTTACAATTATTTGCTCCGCCTCCAGAAGGAGAAGTTGATCCATTGGTAGCGTTACGTGAGAAAGAATTAGAAATTAAAGCGACAGATATACAACGTAAAGCATTAGAATTTGACGCACGCATGGAATTCGAGCAGAATCGTGAAGAAGGTCGCCAAGAATTAACAGCGGAAAGAATTAATTCTAGTGAGGACATTGCGCAGTTACGTGCAACGGTTGCTAGAGAAAAGATGCGTAAGGACTATAAGGTAGGAAACTAATGGCATTATACCAAGGAAAAACAGTTTCGCTCAATAAGCCTATGAAAGGTGACGTAAAAAAGTTTAAAGTCTTTGTAAAGTGCGACGGAAAAGTAAAGAAAGTTAACTTTGGTGATAAGAACATGACAATTAAATCACACATTAAAGCCAACAAAAAAAGTTATTGTGCGCGAAGCGGTGGTATTAAAGGAGCAAGTGACAGATGTTCTGCTAATTACTGGTCACGTAGACAATGGAAGTGTGGAGACGCGTAATGGCAAATAAAACAGTAGATGCACCCGACGGATTTCATTGGATGAAAGATGGAAAAGGTTACAAACTTATGAAAGGCAATTATGCACCGCACCCAGGAGCGGTTAAAAAAGCGTCTTTTTCCGTGCAAAAACAACATAAAAGCGGAAAGAAAAAAACATGACTAAGCCGACCGTAACAAAAGTAGCATCTAAACTTGAAACACATGAAGCGGTGTGTGCAGAACGTTGGAAAGAAACTATTATAAGAATAAAACGCTTAGAACATATAATGATAGGCGCAGCGGGAACAATTATTATATTATTATCAACAATGGTATGGAGAACATAATGAAAAGAGATAAAGGACTAGCCGGTCAAATGGCCGAGCAAATGTATATTCCTAAGAATGCTGCTAAAGGAATGTTAGCAAAAGCTAAGAAAATGAATGACCGTGACGGATTTATGGGCGGCGGTTCAGCGCATAGCAGCGGAGTACGTCGTTTACAACAATCTAAAATGAATATGGCCGGAGGCGGAACAGCCCGTCGTGCAGGCGTAGCTATTAAAGGTTTTACATTTAAGGGGATATTCTAATGGGTGTAGAAAATTGGTTAAAAAACTTTACAAAAAAACAAATAAAAGAAGGACGAATAAAATATATAGATAGTAATGCTGCTGACAGTATGTCTCTTCCTGAGTTCATGTATAAAGAATATGGCAGGAAAAACGCAGCAGGTGGCGTAAGTTTAGATTTTGAAGAAGGCGAAGTAGCTAGTAGCATGTTCACAGGTGGTGCAGCTATTAAAGGACGTAACTTTAGTGGTAACTATTAACAAAGGAGAAAAATAATGCGCGGAAAAAAATATAATACAGGCGGCGTAGGTCGTGGCAATTATGGTACGCAAACACCCGGAGCGCGTGCTGGAGATGCTATGGAACAAGTAATCAAAGACATGGGAAAAAAAGGTGAAGAAGGACATAGACCTCCTTTATCTCTTAACCAAAAAATAAAAATTAAAGCTTCAACCTTACCTAATAGAAAAAACAATGTGTTTACAGCAGTAGCAACAGGAAAAAAAGTTAAACCAACCTCTTATAATATGGGCGGCACTATGAAGAACTACCAAGACGGCGGCGGTGCAACATCTGCTAATTCTATTTCTAACAGAGATAAAAAGTTTTTAGATAATCTTATAGAAAAAACAAAAGAAGGAAAATCTATTTCTGACAGAGATAAAAAGTTTTTAAATAATCTTTTTGACACATCTCCTAAAACATTTTCAAGGAATTCTATTTCTAACAGAGATAAACAGTTTTTAGAAGATGCGCTAAAGGGAGAAGATAGAAATATGGGAGGCACTATGAAAAATTATAGAGACGGTGGTATAGAAGCGGCAGACAAAGAAGGTAGCCGTTTAAGTATTTCTATGGAAAGACAAGAAGACGCAGGATACTCTCCATCCGAAGCCGACTTTGATCAGCAAAATAGATTAGCTGCAGAAGGTATTATGGAAGTAGGAGCGGAAGTTAAAACTATACAGGGTCATAACTCACGCGATTCATTAGGTGAAACGGAAGGTGTCCGTGGCACAGGAGCGATGGTTAAAGGAACGAAGTTTGACGGAGTCTTTTAGTGGATTCATTGAATTTTGCGTATGCTATTCTTAAAGGAATACAAGAAAGAATAGCATTAACAGAACAGGCCATACTCGCGGGTAATCCTAAAACTATGGAGGACTACCGCCAACTGGCAGGCGAGTTAAAAGGTTTGCAATTTGCAGAGCGTGAAGTTAAAGATGCTCTGGATAGAAACGAGAAAGCAGAAAGTAATTGAAAATTGAAAGGATAACTAATGTCGAAAACACTTTATGTGCCCGACCATGTTGTGAAAGCAACCAAGAAAAAGAAAAATGTCAACGTAGAACCTTTATATAAACCGCAAGATGCTAAAGTTCTTGATCCGAGTTTAATAGAGAAAAACCTTAAAGAAAGACTTCCTCAACCTACTGGGTGGCGTATTTTAGTCATGCCGTATATGGGGAAAGCAACAACAGACTCAGGAATTTATATTCCGGATGCTGTAAGAGAGCGTGAACAATTGGCAACAGTTGTGGCGTACGTACTTAGAGTTGGACCATTAGCGTATAAAGACCCGGTAAAGTTTGGCGGAGATTTTGAGCCTTGGTGCAAAGAAGGCCAGTGGGTTTGTATTGGCCGTTACGCAGGAGCACGTTTTAAAATAGATGGCGGAGAAGTTCGTATTCTTAATGATGACGAAGTGATTGCAACTATTTTAGAACCAGATGATGTTAAACATATTTAAAGGAGTATTAATATGCCCGAAGGACAATTAGAAGTTGGCGAAGCCGAAGAAGAATCCGTAGACATTGATGTGGATCCAAACGCTAAAACGATTAGAAGCGATGCGGAACCAGAGCAACCACCAGAAGTAATTCAAGAAGAAAAAAAAGATGAGCTAGAAGATTATAGTGCAGGTGTTAAAACCCGCATTGATAAACTTACTAAACGTATGCGCGAAGAAGAACGCCAAAAACAATCGGCGGTTGAATTTGCAGAAAACGTTAAAAAAGAAAACGATAACTTAAAATCTCGTTTGCAAAATTTAGATAAAGGTTATCAAGAAGAGTTTGGAGGACGGATTGAATCTCAACTAACAGGAGCTAAACGTGCTTTAAAAGATGCACATGAAGCAGGAGATAGTGACAGGCTTGTAGAAGCGCAAGAAGCTTTAGCTACATTAACTGTAGAAAAATCAAAGTTAAAAAAACCTGTTGAGCAAGTAGATCCAGTACCTCAAGTTCAGCAACAACCTCAACAACAAGCTCAGCAGCAGCAACCACCAGATCCAAAAGCTGAGGCCTGGGCTAACAAAAACGAGTGGTTTGGACATGACGAAGTTATGACATATGCCTCATTTGGCATCCACAGGCGTTTAATTGAAGACGAAGGGTTTGACCCACAAAGTCAAGAGTACTATGCTGAACTCGATAAAAGATTAGCGTCTGAGTTTCCACATAAGTTAGGAACCCAGGCTACTAACGGAGGAAGTCGTAAAGTTGCGTCCGCTGAGACTTCCAAATCCCGCAATAAAGGTGGACGAAAAACTGTGCGGTTGTCGCCTTCACAAGTAGCTATAGCCAAAAAGCTGGGCGTACCGTTAGAAGAATACGCAAAATATGTGAAGGAGTAAGAAAATGACAAACGAAAAAATGGAGAACACAACTCCCCAAAGTAATACGAGAACAGCACGTGCTCAAGAAACTCGCGAAAAGAATGCACGCAGAGGGCCCTGGAAGCCACCATCAGCTTTAGAAGCGCCGGAACCACCTGAAGGTTATGTTCATAGGTGGATTCGAGCAGAAGTTATGGGTTTTGACGATCGTAAAAATGTTTCAGCTATGTCACGAGAAGGTTGGGAATTAGTACGAGGAGACGAATACCCAGATTTTGATGCTCCAACAATAGACGACGGCAAACATGCCGGAGTTATAGGAGTAGGTGGATTATTACTTGGCAGGTTGCCTATCGAAATCGCAGAACAGCGAGATAACTATTATCGGGCACGAACCCGCGATCAAATGGCAGCTGTTGACAATGAGTTAGCTCGTTCTCAGCATCCTGCAATGGCTATTCATAAGCCAGAAAGAGAAACTCGTGTAACATTTGGAGGTTCTCGCAAGAGTGAGGACTAATTTTTTTAACCGTATTATAGAAGAGGATATACTATAATGGCAAATATTAATGGAGCTTTTGGACTTAGACCTTTAAAAATGCTTGGTCAAGGTGCAAATACTACAGGTGCCACGGAATATAGAATCGCCTATGACAATTCAAACGTACTATACAGAGGACAACCCGTTATTCCTACAGCTGCTGGAGTCATTGATGACTTAGAAGCAGCTACAGGTGGAACAGTCTCTATAGTAGGTGTGTTTTGGGGGTGTGAATATGTTTCTAGCACAACAGGTAAAACAACCTGGAGTAATTATTGGCCTGGATCTGGAGCGGATAGTAACCACCCAGTAAAGGCTTTCGTGTACGACGATCCTAATCAACTGTTTGTGGTAGCAACTGGTAATAACACTGGTGCTGCAACAGAAGCTTTAGTAAGAGCTGATGTTTTTGCTAATGTGCAACTGGCAAGTGGTAACAGTGGTTCTACAACTACTGGTATTTCTTCAGCTACAGCTAATTTAAGCACAGCAGCAGCAACCGCATCTTTTCCTTTACGTATTGTAGGTGTTGAAGATGATCCTGCAAATGCAGATTTTACTGCTATAGGAATTGGATTAGTTGTACGTCTTAATAACCACTTTAATGCACCGACCGGCTCTATAGCCCAAGGTACACCATCAACAACCGGAGTATAGGAAGGATTGAAACATGGCAATATCTAGAGCACAGCTCGCCAAAGAGCTAGAACCTGGACTCAACGCCCTTTTTGGTCTTGAGTATAACAGGTATGAAAACGAAGCGGCAGAAATCTTTGATACAGAATCATCAGAAAGAGCATTCGAAGAAGAAGTAATGCTATCTGGTTTTGGCGCAGCACCCGTTAAAAGCGAGGGTGGTGCAGTATCATTTGACGATGCACAAGAAGCTTATACTGCAAGGTATAATAACGAAACAATTGCATTAGCTTTCTCAATAACAGAAGAAGCGATCGAAGATAATCTTTATGATCGTCTAGCTTCTCGTTATACAAAAGCTTTAGCAAGAAGTATGGCACACACTAAACAGGTTAAAGGTGCAACTATATTAAACGATGCTTTCACAGCTACTATAACAGGTGGTGATGGTGTAAGTTTAGTTAATACATCTCACCCATTGGTAACTGGTAGTACATTTGCTAATAGACCTGTAACAGCTGCTGACCTTAACGAAACCAGTCTTGAAAATGCTTTAATAGACATAGGCGGTTACGTTGACGAACGTGGTTTAAAAGTGTCCGTACAAGGTACTAAATTGATAGTTCCATCCAACTTACAGTTCGTAGCTGATAGACTTCTTGAGTCTACATTACGTCCTGGGACTGCTGATAACGATGTTAACGCTACGAGAAACATGGGAATGCTTCCACAGGGTTACACAGTTAATCACTTCTTAAACGATGCAAACGCATGGTTTATTAAGACAGACGCTCCTCGTGGATTTATTCACTTTGAACGTTTAAGCATGTCTACTAAGATGGAAGGCGATTTCGATACAGGCAACGTAAGATTTAAAGCCCGTGAGCGTTACAGCTACGGTTACTCAGATCCACGTTGTGTTTATGGATCTCCAGGAACATCATAAGACGAATTGAATGGGGGGAACGTTCCCCCCATTTTCTAGGGAATATATAATTTTTAGCGACTGTCCTAGCAGATACTCATAAGACGCTAAAAGCAAACCCTTTATGAGGAGGTAAATATGGCTAACACAACTTTTGCAAGTAATGTTCGTTCAAATGGCGGTGACAATAAAAGAGAAACTTATTGTGGCGGCATGATGATGATGGCTCAATTTTATTTAGTACCAACTGTAGCAGCAGGTCAGGATGTTCAAGTATCAGCAACCGATACAAGAAAAGTAGTTCTTCCTAAAAATGCAGTAGTATTAGGTATTAGTTTTAATGGTGACGCAACTGGCGGAACTAACCCTACATTAGATATGGGTTATACTGACTATGATGGTGGCACAACTTTTGTTAACACAGATGGATATTTAGATGCGGCAGACGCAGACTCAGGAGCAGTACTAACTGTCTGGGGCGGTGATAGCACTGCTGGTGTTGACTTAGGAGATGTAGGCGTACCAGCTACAGAAAGAATTAAAGTTGTAGGTGGACACGGTGGTTCTGCTCCTACTGGAGGAACAATCACAGGCGTTATTTACTATTATGTAAAAGACGACGGTAAAGAGTCTACTTAATTAATTAATGGAGCTTCTTCGGAAGCTCCTTTTTTAGGAGATAAATCATGGCTGATGTAAACACCAATACAATCATTATGGATGGCCCTCAGAAGTTTGTAGCTTCTTTTGTTCACACATATGTTGATACCGGTGAAAGTACACCTGTTAAAAAAATAGATGTTTCAACACTTTCTAAAAATCCTGTCAATGGAAATGATTGCATAGGAGTACGCATAAATAAAATTTGGTATTCTAATATAGGCTTAAATGTTATTATTAATTGGTTTGCTACAACGCAAGTCATGGCAATTCAACTTCCAGAAAATTACAGCGACAACTTAGAATTTTCTAGTTTTAGCGGACTTCCTAATCCTACTACTTTTGGTACAGGCGGAGCTAATGGCGATGTATATTTTGGAACAAAAAATGAAGCTGCTAATGATTCCTATACTATTATATTAGAATGCATTAAGATTTACGGTAATACATAGGAGGTTTTTATGGCAACTTTTAATTCTGTAGCTAACGTTTCGGCAAGAAATGAAAAGAAAAAGAAATTAAATCTTGGTGACACAGCATATGTGTATATGTCTGGTGGAGTTCATTCTCCTGACGCACGTCCTAAAAAGAAATATAAAAGAGGCGGTGCCGGACTTTATGCCAATATTCATGCTAAAAGGCAAAGAATTGCTAGTGGATCAGGAGAAACAATGCGTAAACCAGGGGAAGATGGAGCTCCTGCAAAAGGTATTTTTAAAAAAATAGCGGAAGGATAAATGCATGGCTACTTCAGGAACTGTAGATTTTAATTTAAGTATAACAGAAATTATTGAAGAAGCTTATGAACGTTGTGGTTTAGAATTACGTACAGGTTATGATTCTAAAACAGCGCGTCGTTCTTTAAATCTTTTATTTTCTGATTGGGCTAATCGTGGCTTAAATCTCTGGGTTGTGGAAGAAGAAACTCAAAGTATGGCACAGCTTTCTACAACCTCTGCTATTTCAGAGTATCCTTTAGGAGTTATTACTTTAACCGTAGCGGCTTCGGCTAATTTAACTATTGGCGAAACAATTACAGGAACTGTAAGCGGAGCAACGGCTAAAATTATTACTAAACCTACAGCAACTACCGTTACAATTACTGTTCCCGTAGGAACTTTTGTGGTAACAGATAATGTTACAGGAACTACAAGTGGAACTACGACAGGAGTAACAACTGTACCTAGCTTATCTGATACACAAGCTACGGTAGATATTTTAGAAGCGGTTATACGTAGGGATGGTTCTGATATATCAATAGGAAGAATAAGCCGAGGAGATTATCTTGCTATTCCTGATAAAACATCCCAGGGAAGACCTACTCAATTTTATATAGACAGGCAAATAACTCCTACAATTACAGTTTGGCCTGCTCCTAATAACTCAACAGATCAATTAATTTATTACCGTGTAAAACGTATAGAGAATGTAGGTACGGCGCAAAATACTCCTGATGTTCCTTTTCGTTTTTTACCGTGTTTAGTTGCAGGACTTTCTTATTATTTAGCTGTTAAACGTGCTCCTCAAAGAATAGGACTTTTAAAACAAATGTATGACGAAGAGTGGCAACGAGCAGCTTCTGAAGATAGTGAAAGAGTTGCTTTACGTTTAGTACCAACACAACAGTCATTAAGGATTTAAAATGCCTCGTTTTGCTAGTAATAAATATGCTAAAGGAATTTCAGACAGGTCTGGAAGAGAATATCCTCTTAAAACCATGATTTTAGAGTGGAATGGGTTACTTGTAGGACCTGATGAGTTTGAGGCTAAACAACCTCAACTTACTCCTCCACGTATTCAACCTGATCCGCAAGCTTTACGTATTAGTCGTCCGGCTCGAACAGAACCTCCTGTAGAAGTATTATTAGGATTTAATCCTTTTCGTTCTGGGACTGCTGGTTCTACTACGATTACTATTACACAACCAGGACATGGTTTTTCTACGGGTGATATAACACGATTTCGTAAGTCAGCACCTTTTGATGGTTTTTCTACTAGCATGATTGAGACATCCAGTGGTTTTGCGGTTACGGTAGTAACAAGTAGCACGTATACAATTACAGCAACAGGAGGAGAAACAGCTACCTCCGGAGACACGTTAGGCGGAGGCGGTGACGTTTCGTCTGGCCCTGTTATAGTGGAGGCATAATGGCATTTACATACACAACATTAAAAACAGCAATTCAAGATTACACACAAAACGAAGAAACAACTTTTGTAAACCAACTTAATACTTTTATAGTAAATGCAGAAGAACGTATTTTAAAAGAAGTACAGTTATCTGTGTTTAGAAAAAACTCAGAAGGGTCTACAAGTGCAGGTAATCAATTTTTATCAAAACCTACAGACTTTTTAGCGCCTTTTTCTTTAAGTGTAAAAAATGGTTCTAACGTAGAGTTTTTGCTTTATAAACAAGTAACTTTTTTACAAGATTATAACCCAGATAGTACCTCTACAGGTATGCCAGGGTATTATGCCGATTGGAATGACACAACATTTTTACTGTCACCTCCTCCTACAGGAGCTTATGACATGCAATTGCATTATTTTTATCGTCCTGACTCTATAACTACAGTTGCTAGTGGGGAAACGTGGCTAGGAACTAATGCTTCTTTAGCTTTATTATATGGTTCTTTAGTTGAAGCGTATACTTTTATGAAAGGTGAGGACAATTTACTAAAACTTTATAACGATCGTTACATGGAAGCTCTTAATTGGCTTAAAAACCTTGGTGAAGGAGAAAACACTAGAGATTCTTATCGTTATGATGACTTACGAAGGGATGTTCAGTAATGATGCAAGCAGATGGAAGTGGTGATATTGGCAGTGTAACGGTTATGACTTCAGATAATGGAGGACACAGTCCGGAACAAATAGCTGAACTAGCTTTAAATAAGATAATGATTGTAAGTGATACAGCCCCACCTGTCATACGGGATCAAGCTATTGCTCATAGAGAAAAGTTGAGAGAAATTCTTATTTATTATATGAATAAGATGGCGCAAAGTGAAAGAACAACTCTTTGGGCAATGTTTAACAAACAAGGTCATGGTGATATGGCCAAAATTATAAGGAGTTTATAAAATGGCCATAGTACAAGCAATGACCGGTAGTTACAAAAAAGAAATAACCGCAGGTATACATTACTGGACAAGTCATTCGCGCACAGGATCTTCAGTAATTAATGCAGATACTTATTATATTGCAATGTTTACATCTAGTAGAACGGATGCTAACCAAGATTTAACAGGTTATACAGCCACTAATGAAGTTACAGACAGCGGTGGCGTTTATGCAGCCGGTGGATTAGCTTTAGGAAGCGTTACATTAGGATTAGCTGATAATTCAGGCGGAACAGCAACAGCTTTTTTAGACTTTGCTGATACAACCTGGGCTTCTTCTACTATAAGTAATGCACGATGTGCACTTATTTACAATTACACGTTGTCTACAGCAGGAACAGGCGGAACAACTACTCATGCTGCTAAACCTTCTGTTTGTGTATTAGATTTTGGAGGTAATAAATCTTCAAGTAGTGGAGATTTTACTATTCAGTATCCAACAAATGATGCAAATAACGCGGTAATTAGAATAGCATAGAATGTCAACAGTTACCTATACTGTTACCGTTGTCAGTACTGGTAGTGGTAACAAATACTTTATTAATGGTAACCAACAATCTTCTTTAAATTTATTTGAAGGGATTACGTACAAGTTTGACCAATCAGCGGGTTCTAATTCCAGTCATCCTTTGCGTTTTTCAACTACTTCTGATGGAACACATAGCGGAGGCTCTGAATATACTACTAATGTAACAACTTCAGGTACACCAGGAAGTTCAGGAGCCTACACACAAATAGTAATTGGAGGATCGACTCCTAATTTATACTATTACTGTACAAATCACTCAGGAATGGGCGGAATTGCAACGACTGAAGGTACTTTAAATGCTGGTTGGGGTCGTTTAACATGGGGAAGTGGCCCTTGGAGTGAAGAATTCTTACCTGTAACAGTTTCTGCAAGTAGTGTAAGCGCAGCCAGTGTTATTGGTAGTCCTACTATTACGGCAGCGCAATCTATAACAGTTTCTGTAACAGGTGTTACAGCAGATGTATTTCCTGAAGGAGGTTGGGGACGTTCTACATGGGGTAGTGGAGGTTGGAGTACGCCTGTAGGTGTGACTGTAATTCAAGGTTCAGGAACGTCTGTCAGTGCTACCGCTTTATTGATGTCTAGTTCTATTTCTAGTGTAACAACTATTGAAGGTGGCGGAATTACAGTAGGTGTCAGTTCTGGAGTAGAGGCCGTAGGACAAACAGGAGCAGCTTTTGTTAGACAAGAATTAGTAACGGTTACAGGCGTAAGTGCTGCAGCCACAGTATCTAGTGTTCAAACTGGTTTAGGTTTTGGAGTTACTCCTGTTACAGCAGCGCCAGGTATAGGATCTGTAAGTATAACCCAGGGAACAGGTATTTCTGTAACCGCAACGTCAGTAAGTGCTGCATCTACAGTATCTAGTGTTACTACTACGGCAGGAACAGGAATAACAACTACGGTATCTAGTGTTCTTACAACATCCCATATTGGCAATGTTAACGTTCCTGATGTATTAATAAGTGTATTAGGAGTAAGTGCGCAAGGATTAGTAGGTACGCCAACAGTTTGGTCGGAAATAATTCCAGGTCAAAATGCTGGTTGGACAGAAATAACCGATACGCAATCTCCAGGTTGGACAGAAATAGCAGCATAGGAGAATAAAATGGCTTCAACATTTTCAACAAATTACGGTATTGAAAAAATTACCACAGGAGAACAGTCTGGTACCTGGGGAAACACAACAAATTATAATGTAGATATATTAGATAGAATAGCGTCTTATGTTTCAGTAGCATTATCTGATGCTTCTACAGCTACTTTAACGGTAAGAGCAGGTTCTCCTACTGATGGAGCTAATAATGTTCAAAATGGTATGTATAGAGTTATTAAATTTACAGGAACGTTAAGTCAAAACTGTACAATAACTATAGCGCCAGCTACAACAACAGCGTTTTTTATGATTCAAAATGCTACTACTGGTGGTTATAGTGTTCTTATGTCTCAAGGAAGTGGGGCAGCAAAAGTAACAGTAGCTAGTACCAAAGCGCAAATAATATATGCAGATGGTAGTGACGAAGTAATTTCTATTTCCGATAAGTTAGATATGGAAAATTTTGATAACATTTCTATTTCTGGCAACACTATTTCAAGTACAAATACTAATGGTGACATTAATATTGCTCCAAATGGTACAGGTGATGTAGTTTTAGATACAGATTTAACTAAATTAGGCGGAGGTTCTGAAGCAGGAGTTATTTCTTCTAATGGAGCTTATGATTTAACATTAGAAACTAATAGTGGAACAAACTCTGGCCTTATAACTATTACAGATGGCGTAAATGGAAATATTTCTTTAGCTCCTAACGGAACAGGAGAAATATCAGTAGGAAGTGGCGCGGCTTCAGGTAAAATATCATCTAGTGGAGCTTTTGATCTTGAATTGGACACTAACGGCGGGACAAATTCTGGAAGCATTAAAATTACAGATGCAGCAGATGGAGCTATTACTTTAGCACCAAACGGAACAGGTGAAGTAACTATAGGAAGTGGCGCGGCTTCTGGTAAAATTACCTCAAATGGAGCTTATGACCTTGAATTAGACACTAATAGCGGGACAAATTCAGGCTCAATAAAAATTACAGATGGAGCTAATGGCGATATTACTATAGCAACCAATGGAACAGGTGCTGTTGACCTTTCGGATGATGTAGTAAAACAAGCACAAATGAAAGATTATGCAGAAACCGTTTATGCTAATGGTTCTAAAACAGGAGCATTTGATTTAGATTTAACAAATGGTAATGTTCAATCATTTACTGTAGGTAGCGGAACATTTAATGTGGGAATTACAAACTCTTTAGCAAGTCAATCTAATTCTTTAACTCTTATTATTACAAATGGTGGTGCTGGTACAGTTACATTTAAAGCAGGAGCTCATGGAGGTGGAGGAAACTCTGCTAAATGGGCAGGAGGCACTGCACCTACGTTAACAACTTCTGGGGTCGATGTATTAACTTTTACAACTTTTGATGGCGGATCTAATTTTTATGGATTTGCTGCAGGATTGGCGATGGCATAATGAGTTTAGGAGCTAACAAACAAGCATTAATGGGTGCTGCTGGTTCAGGTGGTGCAGCTGACGACTTTTATACACATCAAATAGCTAATAGTTGTAGGTTTGGTGTTGTAAATTCATATTTAACTAGAGCTATTTCTGGTGTTACAGATAACACACAAAACACTATTAGTTTTTGGGTAAAAAGAAGTAAAATATCAGGAGCGCCTGCTAGCAGTAGACAACCAGTTATGGGTAATAGTGGTGGTGCAGGGCAACTTGAATTTTTAGATGCTGATACATTTCGTTATGCTTCTTATGGTACTTTAGAAAGTAACGTACAACTTTTTAGAGATACTTCAGCTTGGTATCATTTCTATATTTATAGAAGTACATCTAATGGTGGAGGTGCAATATATGTAAATGGAGTACAAGTTAGTCTTACTACTAATACAGCAGGTTCAGCAGGTATTTTTCAAAATGGGCAGTCTTTACAAATAGGAGCGTCTAATAATGGCAGTGTTGTATTTGATGGATATATAGCAGATGTATATGGTATCTACGATC